ATAATTATAAATATCCACATATTCTTTTGGTCCTCTTGTATCCGTTTCTTATCATACGGGGGCAATGGGATAACAATTGTTTTCGGTTTTTTTCTGGAAACAACCGCTAAATCACGTCCATTTTCATCCTCATTTTTTACAAATTGGGTTCTAGACGTTGGCATATAGGCCGACTGCGGTCTCATATTTGGCATAATTACATTATTTTCCTGAACATTTCTTTCCTCTAAATTATTGTTTAATAGTGGGTTTCTTGATACATATGTATCCGTGGATGACCCCCATGTATCCGGACCAAAATTAACATTTCCAGAATTACCACCCTCACTGACAGCGTTGAATAAAGAGCTGTCGCGCGTGGTCATATCAATTGTTGCCCGTGAATCACTTTTCCAATTATATGAGCTATTTCCAAATTCTCCTCCGGAATTAGACATTGGAACAATCCCCTGATATTCTGAATTACCTCCCATCTGAGTTAAACTTGAAAAATGCTCTAAATCACAAGCACCACCCAAAGAAAATATCGTCATTAATCTATATATAGATAAATTTTCATTGCTCAATTTACATTCCATATTATTTTAAAATATTCCATACTACCATAAAAAAATAAAAGTCTTCTCATTAGAACCATGATATTTTGCGTAGTTATTCATATTCTAAAATTATCATGGTAGTTGGAATGAGTAAGAATTTAGGAGCAAATGCGCAAGAATATAAAAAAAACATTCTAATACTATAATAATGTTTAAATGTTCAATATGTAAAAAAACCTTCGACCGTAAATTCAATTATGACCGACACATTACAAGTAAGCACAATTGCGTGTATAAAGAAGAAGACGATGACCCCAATGAGGATGAAACAACAAGAGTAAATCTTCTTGAATGCGAACACTGTAAAAAGACGTATTCCACAAAATTCAATCTCAATAAACACATCAAGAAATGTAGTGTTTTATCAAAAAAGAATGAAGTCATTGAGCAAAAGGAGGCCCTCTATAAAGAGAGAATTTCTCATTTGGAAAATCAGGTCCTCGAACTAACTAAGAAAATCGGGAATACATACAGTTATCAAATTAATCAACATTTGGACCAGAGTGTTCATCAACAAAATATACAAATTAACGCATACGGACATGAAAATCTCAACTATATAACACCAAACCAAATTGAGAAGCTAATAAGCCACCCTTCAACATGTCTTCCCGAGTTTATTAAAATGGTCCATTATCATGAGGAGCACCCCGAAAATCATAATGTTGTAAATATCAAAGAGAATATTATCAAGACACTGAAAGGTAAGAATAACTGGAAAATGTTAGACTTTGAAAGCTTCGTTGAAAAATTCGCAATTGAAAAATATGACCAGTTATGCGATTTATACAACTCCGACGAAATAAATATAGATGATGTCATCCGTGAAAAATTCGAGGGTTGGGCCGACCAATTCGATTATATGGAGTCGAACACCCGTAAAAAGGCGGAAGAGGACGCAAAATTAGCGATTATTCTCGGTAGCCAATGGTTAAGTGAGAAGAAAATTACGAAAAGGGGCCTCAAAAGAATCCTTGATGGAGAAATGATGCTTCCAGAGGAAGATATGGAAGAAATTGAACGAATCAAGAAGATGGTTGGTTGGGGAATAAGCTCGAAGAGTAAAATAAAGAATTAGATGGATTGCGACTGCTTACAATATTGGGCAATTCCTTGAAGTAATGAGTCCGCCAAGTCATCTTTTTTTGGATGTGAAATGAAAAACCGCTTCCACTCATCCATCTCATCTAATACGCAACTCACAATAAAAATAGAATCATTCTTTCTCTTTTTATAGGCTTTGTATTCAGATAATTGTTCCTCTGGAGCCGCATCCGAAGCCGGTTCTTCATTAGTAATCTTCTTATTCTTCTTCAAAATGTCCTCTACGATACTGGTTGGATTAAGCTTTTTCGTAGCGGAGAAGAAGGCGACCTGATTCAAATCGCGCAAACGCCCATTTTTACCCCCGATGAAGAAAAAGCTATATATAAACATTTGAATAGATTTCATTCGGGGGTTCTTTAAAGCCGGTTGGTTCTCAATTACGACCTCATTAACGTCCTCAATCTTAATCGCATTCAATCCATCATATAAGTTCGTATATAATTTTGTGTCATCACTCTTCATATAATCACATATTTTTGTCAGTTGCTCAGTCGTCTTCTTCGCGCATTTATTACAATAGCCGAATATGCGAATAACCGACTCGCTTATTTTTGTGTGGAATTTTCGGGATTTCTCACCGCATTCGCAACTCAAATCCCGCAACTCATACGGGTAATATTCAGTAGTTTTCTTGTCGCAATTCTTGGAATGGACACGGCACAACTCCTTTCGGGCGCCGTCTTTTATTATCCATGAGTTCGAGCAATTTCCGCAAACGGCGCCACTCTTGACTTCGGCCATACAACGCTTTTCATTGTGGTCAGGAATCCACGGGTCCGACTTCAAGTTAATGAGACCCCACTCCTCTATTCGAATGATTGATTTAGTTTCTTTCGAGAATTCGATTTTACAGTAGGCGAGATTCTTTATACCGACGTCGAAAGATAAGACTTTATACGTAGATTCTGACATATATTAATATAACGACTATTTTTTAACTTAAAAAAACGAGCATTTATTATAAATATAATATGTCAAATTATTATTTCAGACGGGCATCCGACCTCAAAACTGACCAATTAGTCGATATTGTCATGGATATCGATAACGGCCACTATGATGAAACAGTTGATGAAAGAGAATGGTATGATAAAATTCATCGATTCCGGACAGAAATAATAGAGGTATTACTAAAACGGTATCAGGCTCACTATTTATATAATAGTAAGTCTGATAAGGAACTAAATCGCGCATATCGCATGTATTTGCGCCATTATATGTAAAAAATTGATTTAAAATTATTTGCGCATTTATATGATATAAAAATGAGTATGACTGGACTTAGAAGACAAGAAGAACTCGTTTATGGAGGAAATTCAAAAAATTTTCCACCAAGTGCGCAAATAATGTGGGAAGATTTATATCCAAATAAAAAGCAAACATGGGCGCATCGATTCGGATTAATAAAAAACCGTAATATTTCAGATTGTGGATTGATGGTCAAAGAGGCATATGAAGGTGTTGAAGCCATCGCAGAAGAGCGAAATGTTCCGGTAGAGCACATATGGAAAGAACTAGCGCAATATGAACCAAAAAACGGTTTCTTTTTTGATTCTGATATTGAGTCTTCCTATCGAAAATTGGACAAATATACGACATTATCCGACAGTGGTTCAGCCTACGCAGGAACTATGAGAATAATCCAGTGGATTTCACAAAATGGAATCGATTCAAAATTTATCAAAGAAAATGAAAATGATTTGATATCAGAATTATTCGCAAATGAGGATATGGTTCGTGTGTCAATTGTTTCTTTGAGTTTTTTGGCATTTATTGGAAAAATCGCATATGATGAATATACCAAGTAAAGCCAACGAAAAAATTGAATATTTAAAATTATAAAAATTAAATATATACAATATCTAAAATGGTCAAAGTATCAATCAAAAAACAAATTTCAAAACAAACTTCAAAACCCGAAGATGATATTTTAAGTAGATTATCTTCGTTGAAAATGTCAGTCGGAAGTGGAGCTGTTATTTATGCTCGTGAGAGCGACAGAATGAAACACAGTCTCGATGACCAAGTTCAAAAAGCAAAAGAATATGCGAAAACGAATGGATTAACAGTCGTTTCTGTTATCAGGGAAACTCGCTCAGGAGAGGATATTTTAAAACAAATCCATCTTATGAATGCTCTTCTTGAAAACAAAGACACTCATTTCATTTTTTCACATACGGACCGTATCACACGCGACTTCCAAGGTTTTTGCTTACATTTCATCAATTGTTGTAATGCGAATCGCAATACGATTCACATTGTTGATGAGGAATTGGTTTCATCTATCCCTCTACATTTTAAGAAAATTGTTTGCGGGATTATTGATGCGGAAGAGGAGAGGAAAACAATCAGTCGTCGTTCCAAATCGTCAATCGCATTCAAAAAAAGAAATGGTATTTACAAGCCATCTATCCCCAAATTTGGGCGGATGTATTTACGAGACCGAGATGGAAGAATCACGAAAGTTGTTCAATGTGAGCAAGAAGTTGATACGATTCGATTGGTAAATTTGATGTATTTCGGAGGGAAATGTGATGAAATTGAGAGACTTCTCATCAAAATCACGAAAAACCCGAAACACAAGATTTACAATTACAAAGATGAAGAGAGTGATGTCCGCGAAATTAAACGCGGGAACATGACTTCAACGACAATTGCTGAATTTCTCAATCACATCAAGCTTTACAAAAGGAATCGTGAGTGGTCCGGAGCATCTGTTTTGAGCTGTTTGGAGTAAGAACGACTACGCTATTTTAGGATAAAAATAATTATTTATAAATGAAAAACATCAGCCATAAATTTTTTATATGTCTCTTTTATTCTTTTTTTATCATCTGGTTTCTTTCTTTCAAAGAAACTGACCTGTATCCCTCCGAAACGGCCCATCTTCTTCATTTTTGGAGCGTGTTTTTCAATGAAACTCCAATAGAGGGAATCCCATATATCGCACCACTCCCCCTTTTTATAATCGCTCTTACGAACCATCTCGTAATTTGATGAAGAAATATAAGCCTTTGTCGTCGTTAGCCCCCCATCAGAATACAGTGCCATTGAATAGACATTATTCACCATAACCCAATCGTATGAATCAACCGCAAATTCCATAAACCACGCATACACATCATCAGGATGTATCCCCATTAAATTCATTAAACATCCAATAATCATAAGCCTCTCAATATGATGGAGATATCCGGTATCGAACGCCTTTTTAATTGTCGCATCCATGATAGATAAACCAACGCCCCCATCATAAAAGCGCCGATTCAACCTGTTTTCCGCCTTAAAATAGTTTGTAGTTGTCATTTCTTTGTATATATGGATGTAAGTATAACGACTAAACTCGCGCCATCCGATAACCTGTCGAATAAACCCCTCAATATTATTTATCGCGACCCCATTACCTTTTTCTAAAATCCTCTGGACCACATATTTCGGGTCAAGTAGCCCGATATTCAGCGATGAGCTTATCCCTGAGTGGAAAAGGAAAGCATTTTTATATTTAGCATCCGGCTCCACAATGGCGTCCTCATATGTCCCAAAACTCTTCAAGCGCTCATTTATGAAGGCGTCCAACCACTTTTTAGCGTCCGCGAATGTTATCGGACACCAAAAACCCTGACATGTCCCATAATTACGTGGGAATTCTTTCTCAACTATCGAAACCGCCCCTTTAATATAGTCGGACTCCTTCGGGAAAACAACCGCTGGAATTTCAGTCCCTTTCGGAATCGGTTTGCGATTTTCTCCATCATACGATAATTTACTGCCGGATAAAATATGTAGGCGGTCCCTCTGCCACTTGTAAAAGCTCGTTTGGAAAAATGGCTTCTTCTTGCTTTTGACGGACACGTAATATTCGCGCAATTCTGCTTCGGACGTTATAAAATTCGGGGTTTCCACTACTTCAAATTCCCTCTTGTTTTTCTTACAGTGGGTTTCGATTTGATGAAATAGGAAATGGTCAACTGGATTGTAAAAGGCGATGTCGCCATCGATATCTTTAACAAAATCGAACACCCCCCGATTCTTTTCTGGGATAGATGTGATTTTTATGTGGTTTATCGACTTTTTTAAAGATTTCGCCAGATAATCGCGGTAATACATCATAGACGCCAAATGAAGAACGAGCTTCTTTTTATTGAATACGAGCTTCTTTTCGCGATAGCCAAAAAATGCGGGATGTTCAATCAAGTATATATTTTTATATTTTTTTAATGGGGATATATTTTCAAATAATTGATGTGGAAATATAATAAAATTAGTCATTATTTTATTATGAGAATAAAATTGATTTAATATTATTGTATTTGTATTATATATAAATGTCATCAATCTCAAAATACGACGAAATTCTTCTAAATCATCGTAAAACAATTCAATCAATTGAACCATATATTACGAATATAGCAGATACAGATTTTTTTACAGAATTAGAATCAATTGAGGACCCAACACCAGAAAATCTTCTCGCATTTTTCAAAGAAAATAAACACAAACTCAATATTCCACAGTTGGACAATTATAAAAATTACGATGTCATTTATAGAAATAATACGGCCGGAGATAGATACGAAATGAAATGGCACTATGATAATAAAAAACTAATAAAACACAAGATATCCGATTTACATAAGATTCACAATATCCAAATTGTTCATATGGATGATAAATATATTTATGGATTATATACGAATAAACCAATCCATTATACAATGATTATTTATATGGATACATATCGCGAAGATTTTATGGGAGGAGAGTTCAATTTTTATAATAGAACGATATATCCAAGAAGAGGAATGCTACTTTTTTTCAGTGCGGATGAATTACATAAAGTGTCGCTTCTCAAAAGTGGAAGACGACGCGCTGTCGTTGTGAAAATATATTGAGTTTAATTATTTTTTTAGAAATTTCAAATTTGTTTATTAGTAAATGTATGGTAGCGGGAGATAGTCAGAAATATCTTGGTGGAAAACTTATTGTGGATGAACTTCTTGGAAATGTCAATTTTCTTTTACTTGCTCAAAATTTAATTTTGACAAAAAAAGGTTCATCTCAATATAACTCGTTATATACACAATTAGATACGGTTGTTCAGGGAATTACGTCTGATCGAACAGTAGTAGTAAAATCGGATGGTTCTTTTTATTATGATAGTAATTTGTCTTCGTCTCAGGCAATTTTAATTGAAAATCATAATTCTCGTCCGGAAGTTATGGCGAGTGTAAACTTTTTGTGGGGAAATCCGATGATTAACAAAACCGCATTCCCTATTACAAATATTTACCCTCTTGAACTCGGACCAACAATCGCGGAAGGTTATGGTCTTGCAAATAGATTTAGTTCAACCAGTGGTCTTTTTGAATACAATGTAGCGAAAACACACAGTGATACTATTTCTCCTTTGAACGCAAAAGTATTCACAGTTCGCGTTTCAGTTGAATAACTTTTTTTGAAAAACATTTGCTAAAAATATTATGATTTTTTATCAAATAAAAAGTTAAATATAATTTCTTTACTCAAATAACATCGCAAAATTTATGAAAAATACAATTTAAATTCATAATGACCACCATCATCTTCAAATGTAGTCGCCCCAATGTATCCACCAATAGCCCCATCGCAAACTTTACACAATACAACCCCCAATAAATCAGCCATTTCATCCTCTTTTTCTTCAATTAACTCAATCTTTCCTAAATTCTTATATATTATAACTACTCTATCAGTAGGAACCAATTCCTTCTCCTTCCGGAAGTTCATAATATGACGCGTTATCATTTTCATCCAATAAATTCCCTCTAACTCTTCATTCCATGTCAAATCGCTAACAATGATTATCCCACTCGCCTCATAAAATTGGACATATTCTCCTTCGCCAACTTTCGCCTGATTAACCTTCGCAACAATCCGGACGTCATCTTCACTAAAACGGACCCCTTCAATAAAGAAGCTCTTTTCTCTAATATAAAGTTCCAAATTCTCATCAGTCATATACTCCGCAATCTTCTTTTTCATCTCTTTCGCCTCTTCTTTGAACCGTTTCCCAAAATTCGACATAACAATTTCATAACCATATTTTATCATCGATAAATACTCACACGTCATATCAATCGCGACTACATTAAACTCCTTTTGAAAAATGTCCTGTAATTCCTCAATAATAGGAACTAACCGCCAATTTTTAACGTATATAGTCTGTTTGCAAACGGGCTTCTTTGCGCTTTTCAGAACTTTGCTCCGGAGTTCTCCACGGGCCTCTATCAGCGTCTCAATAAACTCGAAGCCCTCTTGTCCCAAATAAGTACTCGCAATATCCAACTTCTTCGGTAATCTCTCCAAATGGACAGACTCAAATTTATATGTGTTTCCTCGAATACCACACTTCAAAAGGTCCAACTCCTTCCAAAAATACTCGGCCATAAATGGAGCAAATGGCGCAATCATAAGAGAATACATCCGAAATACATAAAACAGCACATTCAAGCTCTCCAAAGCATCAATCTGTGTAATCATCGACTTCAAACGCATTTTGTTCATATTTAAATATGTTTTGCTCAACTGATTAATAAATCCCACCATATTGCGAACAATTGGGAACAAATTATAGGCCTCCATCTCCCGATGAATTGACGCAATAAAATCGCTCAAATATTTAAGAAGCATCAAGTCCATCAAGTTGGATGTGTGTGGGACTCCCTCAAAGAAATGGAACTTCTCCCCATATTTCTGCGCATATAAAGGAATCATCTGTTTCAGAAAAATGAGCGTATTATGCGAATAAATGTGGAGGCTCTGAGTAATCAACTTGATTCCATCCTCCTTGAATTTCATCGACTCTCCTCTAACAACGCCATTGCTTATTAAATAAAGGCGCAAAGCATCCGCACCGTGTCTATCAATAATGACATTCGGGTCCTCGAAGTTCTTCTTAGATTTGCTCATTTTCTCCCCGTCTTCTGCCAACACCAGCCCATTCACAATAACATTATTATACGGACTCTTTCCCATCAGGGCGACTCCCAAGACCATCAACGTATAAAACCAGCCCCGCGTTTGGTCAAGACCCTCCGCGATAAAATCGGCGGGGTATTTATCGTTAATAAAAGGGACGCTCCCGCTCTCGAACCAGCAGTCGAACACTTCCTCAATCCGGCGATATACTTTCCCATTCCGGCGAATCTCAATCCCATCCACGTGATGACGATGAATATCTGTTATTGGGTCATCGCACTCCCACTGTAATTCTTCAACGGACCCTATACAAATGATGTCGCCGTCATCGGATTTCCAGAGAGGAATCGGAGTCCCCCAGTAGCGGTTCCGGCTAACACACCAGTCCCGCGCATCTTTCAACCACATCCCGAAGCGCCCATCTTTTATATGATTTGGCATCCAATTCGTCTCCGCCTCATTGACGGCGACCATCTTATCCCGAATTTTCTCAACATTAATAAAAATACAGGGGACAATTCTATACATAAGGGGCGTGTTGCTTCTCCAACAATATGGATAGTCATGATTCTCATATGTCAGCCGGAAAATAACAGGCTCCAGTCGCTTTAAAACAATCTTGTCAGCATCCTTAAAATAAACCCCTCTTAAAAAAGGAACATCATCCGTCATATAGCCATTCGAATCAAACGGACACATCGGTAATTTCGTTTTCTCAATGACAGCATTCTCCAAACAGACGCGGTAATCGTCCTCACCGAAGGCGGGGGCCAAATGAACAATTCCGGTCCCAGATGAATTATCCACAAAGCGGTCAGCTACAACGCGAAACCAATTATCTAAAATAATATCAGGGAACGGGGGGACATATTCGGTCCCTACTAAATCGATACCTTTGATAATATTCACGGGCTCTTCTTCAATCCCGAATTTTCCAGCAAGTTCGACTAATAGAATAACCAACTCCCCATCGCGCTCATACACTCCATAATCCAAATCCGGATTTACACAGACCGCCATATTACACGGAAGTGTCCATGGCGTCGTTGTCCAAACGAGGAGAGACGTTGGTAATTGGGCTCCCCATACTTTGAACCGGAGGACGACCGAGGGGTCGCGAACACTCTTGTAGTTAGACTTCGCCTCAAAATTAGAGAGGGGAGTCGCGCAACCGCAACTATATGGCATAACTTTGACACCCTCATATACGAGCCCGAGGGCCCATAATTTCGCGAAGACTGTCCATACCTTATTCATAAAATCGAGGTCCATTGTCTTATAATCATTCTCCATATCCACCCATCGACCAATGCGGTCAATTGTATATTTCCAATCAGATGAGCATTTCATAACAATCTTTCGACACTCCTCATTATAATTGGCAATTCCAAATTTTAGGACTTCTTCTTTCGTTTTAATACCCAACTTTTTCTCGATTTCGAACTCGATGGGAAGCCCATGGCAGTTATGAACGACGATTCCATTAGCGATGAAATTGTGTGTATCTTCTACTGTTATATCATATACTCGATGTAGTCCGACACTCTCTTTACGAACAACTCTGGTTCGTGTTAGCAATGGCTTCACATCGTATCTGTATCCCACTAACAGGCGAAAATTGCTCAAATATGGGGATTCTTTATCTCTATTCAAAAATAAACTGGAATCACAAACTCCATGTAATATTGTATTGATGACATCCACGTGATTCTCATTAAAATTTGAATACAAACCAGAGAAGAATCCTGATAAAAATTCATATCTTAAAAATAGAGGGGTTTCCACGTTTGATACAACCGCCGGAATAATTTTATCAATCCCCATTTGAATAAATGACGCAGTAAGAACATCTGGAATTTCAACCATATATTTTAAAAAAGTGGGTTCATATTTTATAGAGACTTCATCGCTCGTAAATAGGGCGATATCTCTCAAAAATAAATCAGGAACATGACGGAATAATACGTAAATTTTATTATTATTGGCGAAACCATTTCCGCTAACGTATCCGAATAAACGGAAATATGCTAAACAATTCATTTTATTGTCCAAACTGCTACATGATAACACGAATGAGTTTGTCTGAATCGTCCAATTATACGTATTCATATAATAATATGGAACCGGATTTACTGGCGTTGCGTATAGTATCTCATCTTGAATTTCTCCCGCTTTCATCCAACCATAGTCCGTATATAAACGATGGTCCGGTGTGCAAACAAGGGATGTGTTATTATCGAAAAAGAGCTCGATACATTCGCGGTCGCCCTTACATATGAAATTTGATGATGTGCGATTGGAGACGCTTTTTTCTGAAATCACACACGTTGCGACTGAACCGGAATATTCGAAGAGGTCTTCAATAAATAGGCCAGTTCCATTGTCCAAATTAATGACGGTCCCCTCGGCGATACAATCCCATCCCCATCTTCGGGGGACATTATATCCAGTCATCGCCCAATAGCGGGGGAATATGTCTTTGATTGTACTCGCGACGATATGACCATAATGGGGATTACCAGTACAAAAAGGAGGGCCGTCATAAAATACTTTTGTTGGATTTTCCTTGTTCTTTTCTAACTGCTTCTTGAATGTGTCATCTTTTTTCCATTCTTCAAGAATTGCTGTTTCTATTTTAATATTGTTCATTTTCGTTGTTTATGAATAATAGTCAGAATTCTTTAAGTTATAAATAGTATAAAGAAATCACGATATCATTTTATATGGATAAAGTATGTCGCGATTTTATGAACCACAAGTGTTCTCGTAATCCGTGTAATTATATCCATGACAAGAATCTTTGTTATGGATTTTGGAAGGGGGGAGCCTGTAAGTGGGGCGCCGATTGTAAAAAGAATCATTTCATTAGTGGAGAAGCAGGAAATTATAGTGGTAGTCATAAAAAGAACACAACTGAGTTTGAGCCGAATTACGAGCCGTGTGATATGAGAGTTATTGTTGATACAAGCCAAACTAAATTTAGCAAGGATATTCAAACGCGGGATGTAATATTGATTCCGGATTTTATTCAAGGACCAATGATATACGAGAAATTAGTGGATGAAATGGTGAAATGTGGTGGAGAAATATTCAAGCTGTGGCATGGAGATACGCATCTCATCGCCGACGATAAGACGAACTGGAAGCAGAGATGTCCTACTTTTAACATGGTTATAAACCGAATAGCTACATATTTCGATATGGATATTAAGGCGACGCGTTGTAATTGGTATCAAGATAGCTCGGACTGGAAGCCGTTCCATCACGACGCGAGTGCTGTCAAAGAGGATAAAGCAAAAGTTCAAAACATGACGGTTGGCGTAAGTTTTGGGAAGACACGGGAAATTGCTTTCCAAGAGAATAATAGTAAGAGAACTGTGGCGTTTCCTTGTCCAAATGGTAGCGCTTACGCTTTTTGTAGAGATATAAATGTCAACTGGAAACACGGAATATTACCGATTCATCCGGATAACTTCTCACAAGAAGGACGTATATCAATTATTGCGTGGGGATGGAAACATCAGCTTGATGCGTAGAGTTATTTTATTTCTTCAAAAATACTTTTTGTATTTTTTATCAATATCAACTACGATTTTATGTAATACTTTGATTACATCAATATACTTCATTATGAATTTAATATAAGGCTCAACACTAACTTGTGGATTTTGGGCGCTTGGTTTAATTTTATATCCTTTTGATATCGCGCGATGACCATTTATAAATATCTCTAAACTTTTTATTAATTTGGTAAGTTCGGGAATATTCTTCTTCATATTACAGTTTTTTTTCATACAATCGACCGACTTCTTACTAAAAAAGCGCTTTGAGAATTGTTTATAAACTTCCATTGTTTTTTGGATAAGTTGGGGTGATATCTTCTGATTGAGACTCATTTTTTTACCGATATTATCATCGAGTAGTTTTATAAATTGTAATACGTAGATTATGGAATCTGAAATACAATTATATTGAATCCCACATTTTATCATAGGTTGGGGTAAAATATCATCTGTTTTCATTTATTATAATAATATATTATATTTTTATAACACGAGCTAAAAGCTAGTAAAAAACGGAACCTCCCCGTGGAGGCGAAACCGTTTTATTCATCTGTTGGGGGGGTGCGATTCTTCTTTATCTTAGCAAGAAAAAAACCAGCATCCTGTACATCAAGGTTTTCCGGATCGATAAGGGACTTGCGATCTTCCTCTTTGAAAAAAGGATTTTCATCGGGAACAGGCTGGAGAGATGAAGCAGCTTGTTTTTTGAGTTCTTGCTGTTTCGCATTAAGCCGTTCTAGCAGTTCAATCCTCTTTTCCTCAAAAGATTTCACTTTTTGGGGTGATTTGATTGTATCAAGCACAGCCGCAATTTTAGTGAGCCTTGTTACAGAGGTGTTCACTCCAGCAGCAAAAGCGAACGTCAGAGATTCTTTCGTTATCTTTGTATTTGTGGAGATATCTTTGATTTTACCCAAGTCAATCATGGGAGTATAATATTTCAGAATGGACTGAGTCATGAATATCGGTCGTTCTAATGAAAGAAAACTCGCAGTTTCATTTTTTGGAGAAGATTCTGACCCTTTGTCTTTGCTTTTCATTTCTCTCGACATCACTTTATCGTAGTCTCCAAACAGACTGAAAATACAACATTTTTCGCGGGGATTCGAAGAATCAGCATTGGCGCCAGCAGCAGCCTTCGCTTCAGAATCATCATTGGCGCCAGCAGCAGCCTTGGCCTCAGCAGCAGCCTTGGCCTCAGCAGCAGCCTTGGCTTCAGCAGCAGCCTTCGCTTCAGAATCAGCCTTCTCTTCATCGTCATCCTGCTTCATTACGAGCGGATAAGCCTTCCGGTTTTTATTTCTCTGAGTTGGAATCAGATGCTCATCATGGGAAATTATTCCAATTTCCTGCATAAAGGGAATCGCCATTTCATAAACTCCCAAATTTATTTGATTCAGAAATAACTTCAGTTGGTGTGTTGGTGACTTGGGATTTTCCCAAGCGGAATTGTTCGCATGCAGTCCGAAGTCTAAGAGATATTTGAAGAGCTCGGTATTTTCTGGATTCAGAAGAAACTCACGTAGCTTTGTCCCGTGTGAAATTTTTTGAAGTTCTTCTTCCGAATGCTGTTGGCATTGTCGCGAGAATTCATCGAACATTTCCATGCTCATTTCGACGTTCTTACGTCTTTGGGCTTTGAGGAGTTCATACTCTTCAAGCTTTTTCAGAAGAAGTCTGTCATGATTTTCGATTTCCGAGTCCCTGTTGGGAATATGCTTCGGCCAACAGTAGAATGAATTCCAAAGGATTTTCTTCAACGTGAGACCAGATGACTCATCAACGAGAGGAAGAAGAATTCCGAACACCATTTTGAAGAGTATCTTCTTTAAGGTGTGAAACAGAAACTCTTGTTTTCCAAAACGAGCACTGTCTTTCAACTGATCATATTTTGGTAAGAATTCTAGATTCAAGGAAATCTTATCATCTGAATGATTAAGAATGAACAATTGTCCGCAATTTGCTAAGTGATTGGGATCCATCCCAGCGAAAAGAACCTTTACGGCATTGATTTCGTATCCAAGAAGCAATCTTTCAAGAATATTCTCCAATTTGGGATATTCTTCAAAGAATTTGGAAAATCTATTCCGATCCTCATCATCAGGGTGTTCCGGACGAACTAATTCTTCGACCTTCTTGGACTTATCTGCCAAGATTTGATTGTACTCCCTGACCATCAGCATAAGTTTGTTCGCCGCTTCCGCGACGCCTTCGTCTGGATCTTCGCATTCTTTTAAGAGTTCGTCATGCTTTTTCGAATATCGAGCGTAAGGGATCGCATCTCGATAACGCTCGTAGGCAGTTCCTGTTCCTTCTCGAATGTGTGAAAGGTCAGATTCGGCATTTTGAAGCTCGGTTTGCCATTTTGATAAGGCCTTATTATAGGCCTCGAGTCTCAATTCGCGAAAAGCTTCGGCTTTTTCTGAAGCTTCTTGCCTGCGTTGATTTAAAAGCATAATCTTCGCCTGAATAGCAGCCTTGTCGGCAGCAGCCTTGTCGGAAGCAGCCTTTGCGGAAGCAGCCTTTGCGGAAGCATCCTTAGCAGCATGAGCAGCCTGAGCAGCCTGAGCAGCCTGAGCAGCCTGAGCATCCTTAGCAGCCTGATCAGACTTAGCCTTAGCAAGCTTAGCCATATTTAAGGCATTGATAAGATCAATGGCCGTCGGCGATTGTGTTTTTTTATCCCTATCCCCATTAGGGAGAGATTTGCCTGAATTAAACAATTCAGTTCCATTTGTTGATTGTGGCGAAAGATTCGACATTTTGTATAAACACGTGGATAGCAATTCTATAAAAATTTTGAATGATTTTACCATCAATTTTTAAATAATAACACAATATTTCCAATAACGCATCCTAAAACTCTTCTTATAACTCCCAGTATTAAATTGTAAAAATTGATTTTTTATCTGACCGATAATCATTTAAAATAAAATGAAGCGCTATTTAATTGACCACCAAGTGAATAAAGAAGAAGGCCCAACCCACACATCTATGATGGGCGGTTTATATAAAATTAAACCGTCCGAACGTGATAAGTTTTGGTCCGTCTATTTCAATCACACTATTACGGAAGCAAATGATTCATTCCTAACAGAGAAGCACCCCGAGAAATTTTCGAAAGTGTTCGTAGATATTGATTTGCGACACGACTCCGAAAGATACGATTCCCGCCAGTATGACGACGATTTCCTCACTCGTGTATTACAAACTTATTACGCCGGATTTCAGGAATTGTTCGGGAATACCCTCCAACAGAAAGAATCATACGCATACGTTCTTGAAAAGGACCACCCCGACTTCGATGAGAAACGGAACGTCCTTAAAGACGGGATTCATATAATGTTCCCGTTCATCTGTATCAAATACAGCGCCCAGCACTGGCTCCGGAAGTTCGTCGTTGATAAAATGAGCGAAGACCCCATTTTGGCAACATCCACTTCATCTATCCAGAGTATTATTGATGAAGCCGTCGTCGAGCGTAATAATATTATTATGTTCGGGAGCAAGAAATCCCCGTCGTCTCAAACCTATAAGCTCACTCGCATATTCGATATGAATATGGATGAGATGGAACTTCCAGAAATAAATGTCCAACTCCTCAAAGTTCTCTCTCTCCAAAACAATTTTCCAGAGAAGGAAACTCTCATTGATTCAATTATTGAGAAAGAGAACGAAAAGAAGAAGAAAGGACTCGACGACATTCTGGGCGAACAAAAGCCCAGCGAAGTCGAAGTCTTGATTGAAGAGCTCGTCTCCAAGAAGAGCCCAGAGTATTTGAAGGCGCTCCTCTCTTTATTGAAGCCGGTCCGTGTAGAAGATTACAATGACTGGTTCCGTATTGGAGCAATCCTTCACAATATTGATGACAACTTAATCAGCATATGGAAAGAATGGTCATCCCAATCATCGAAATATGATGAGGCCCATTGTGAGCGCCTCTGGCACAAATACGCAACATATCCCAAGGAAAACCAAGCAAAAATTGGTTCCCTCCGGAGAATGGCGTGGCACGACAACCCTGAGAAGTATTTTTCGACCATCGAGAAATACGCTGGGGAAGACGACCTGACGAATTATATTCGTCGCAGTTTCCGTAATACACATACGGACTACGCAGAATTGGCCCATCACATCTTGTCAGAAAAATACAAGTATTCGAAGGGCGTCTGGTATCGTTATACGAACCGTTGGCAAGTATTGGATGAACCGGTTCCCCTCTTGAAGGACATAACAATCCACGTCAAGGGGGCCCTCCTCCGTTATAGCGCGATGTTGAGCACAAAAATAGCGGATGTCGAGCAACAATCGGGGGATATGATTCCCGAGAGCGACCCAACGAAAGTTATGAAGATGGCTTGTGAGAAATCCATTCACACTCTCAGTAGCGCGACCTACAAGAATTCAGTAATGAATGAGTGTAAGGAAGTGTTCTACGACGAGAACTTCCACAAGGAGCTCGATATGGACAATCATTTGCTGGGCTTCAATAATGGAGTCTATGACTTGAAATCGGGCCTCTTTCGCGACCAGAAACCGGATGATAAAATCAGTTATTCAACTGGATACGACTACTCCCCAGAAGTTATACCGTCCATCCGTGATGAGATTATGGACTTGTTCCAGAAATCGCTTCCCAACGCAGACGTTTGTGAGTTCGCACTCCTCTTTTTGAGCTCAACGCTCATTGGAACGAATAAGAATGAGCTCTTCGTCAATTTTGAGGGAACCGGTGGAAATGGTAAGGGTGTTATTACTACCCTACACGATAACTCGCTGGGAGACTACGCCGGTATTTTGGATAATTCATATATCACGAATATTAGCAACTCGCAGGAGGGCCACAATTCGAAGTTGATTAGTATTTTCAAGAAGCGGTATGTTCAGGTGAATGAACCGCCCAATGAGAAGAAGCTAAACATCGATTTCATTAAGGAGATTACTGGTGGGGATAAGATTCAAATTAGGAAGGCGCATTCTCCGAATCCGGAGATGACCGATATCCCGAAATTCACGCTGGTTATGCTCTGTAATAAGATGCCTAAGATTGAGGATGTTCATGATGGCGGTTTTATCCGTAGATATGTGGGAATTAACTTCCCGAACAGGTTCGTTATGCATGAGCCGAAGAAGGTGAATGAGTTTAGGGCGGACCCGAACTTAAAGCCGAAATTGAAGGACAATATTCAATACCGCCAACAGTATATGCTCATTTTGCTCGACTATGTCAAAATGTATATTGCGAACAACCAGAAGCTGGTTATTCCCCCGCTGGTTTCTATGAACTCCTCGCGGATGTTGAAGAATCAGGATAGTTATAGCGAGTTTCTGGAAGAACAGATTGAGATTACGGAAAATGCGTGTGATGGAATCATTATTCGGGACTTGTTTTCGATGTTCAAGGATTACTATCAGGAGCATATTAGCGGAGGTAAGCGGTCTCCTATTACACAGACTGAATTCATTGAGAAAATGAAGACTTGCTTCGCGAACTATGAAGTCGAATTTAAGAACAATATTAAGATTGGAGGACTTTCCCGAGGAAAGGGATTCACTGGAATCCGTGTTCGGGATGAGACCGAAGATTCAGAGGAGTAGGAAATCGAACCTCGGTTATTATTACAATTAAATTTATTATTATTTTATAAGATGGAATCGCACATTAAAGATGAGATTACGCAATTACTGATTAGACGCCGAGCTATTCAATCGGATGCGTATAGGGAGTATGCGAATAAGCGCCCACTAATTATACACTGCTGTCATCACAAAACGGGAACTGTCGTCATTGAGAAAATATTAAGGGCAGTCTGTAATTATTTCGGGATGAGATATCAATATTGCGCACAGGATAAATTGGAACCGACAACGGATGTATGGGTTGAACATCATAGCCATATTGATTTTTCGAAGATAGACCGCCCAATTATTGGGACGCATATGATACGGAACCCTTGCGCAATTATTGTGAGCGCGTATGAGTATCACAAAAAGACGATTGAACCATGGGCGAACAAGAAGATTGAGGAATATGGAAATGAAACTTATAAGAAGTTATTGAACCGCCTGACGAAAGAGCAGGGGATTATTTTTGAAATGAAGAATGACCTTTATGTGGAGAGTAGTTTTAATACAATTACAGATATCTATAAATGGGATTATTATATGACGAACTTCTTAGAATTGAAATATGAGGATTTAATGACTGATTTTGATGGAGTTTTAAGAAATATGTTTAAGCATTATGGTTTTACAAAGGATATGATTATGATTGCTCTGGAACTGGCGAAGCCCCACAATATAAGAAACAAGAGCGAAGAGGACCTCAAACGGAACTCGCATATAACAAATAAAAATGTAGACTTGGAGAAATGGAGGGAGTATTTTACTAATGAAAAAATTGTGAAGCAGTTTTTAAAAATATACCCGAAAGATATATTTGAAAAAATTGGATATCCACTTGATAAATTGTGTATAAAAAATGAACCAGATAAATTAGAGGTTGATGAAATTCTTTGAATGGCGCGTCCATTTTGATGATGGGATTATCTTTTCTATTAAAAACCAGAATGCGATTAGGACAATGATAACTGCGATTGAAAAAAGTGTGTCATGAAATAGTGAGAAGAATAATACGGTTAAATATCCAGCTATACATATCCGACGTAAATTGATTGATGCTTCGTAATTTATAAAAGTATATGCTGGGACATCGCGGGTCAATCTTTTAATTTGGGGGAGTTTATCTTTGTAATTGTCATATATATATTTTGAGTCGCAATAAACGGCTTCTATGCCTAATTTTTCAATAATTGTCTTTATTTTATTAAAATGATTATCCAAATCATTTTTTCCGACTGGGTAAATTAGCGTATCTAATGGGATATGAGTTGTTTTAAATTTGGTTATCGTATTTGTTATAAAGAGTTTTTTCATAATTATATTGTTTAATATTTATAATATATTTTTTGAACAATATAATTATAAATTAAAATAATTATTATATATAATATAATGGATAAAAGAGATAAAAAACTATTAGCTTCAATAATAAATTACTTAGACCCGCGATTTACTAAAATAGAATCGGAGATTTCATCATTGAAATCTGATATATCATCATTGAAATCTGATGTTTTGACTATAAATAAATATATATCGACTGAAAGTAAAATAAAAGAAATAAATGCGAATAATTTAATTGAAGAATTTTTCAATAAAAATAATATTTACTATAATAAATTAAATTGGAAAAATGTTTATGATAGAAGAGGTAAAGAAATAACTGATTTAGATGGATGTTATATTATAAATTCAAAAAGTAATCTTTCAACATCATCAGTTGATAATATTGTAAAAAGAAAATATAATAAAATGATAAATGAACAATCAGTTTTAGATATATTACAAACAAATAAAACAACTACTACTCCATATACTGCGGTTAGTAAGCAAATTATTATTGAATCCAAAAACTTATTC